GGTTTCAGTCCACAGGGATTCTCCGTCACCAACTCAAGTGACAACGCACTTCAATACGGGTTCGACGCGGAAGGAAACCTCCCACCAGACTCTGGACAGTATATACCAACTCTGACATCACCGACGACTCCCTTTTTGGGAGATCAGCCTGGAATCAGTGCTTAAGAATCACCGGCGTCAGCGACTTCCCCAGCAGTAACCCAATGAAAAACGCAGCAAATACAAGAATTATAGTCTCTTTTGAAATTTTTTCAAGCACATCAACCGACTGATTCTGAGGATGAAAAACACGGGGACCCGGATCATAATACGAGCGTGCGTCGTGGCGCTCCTCGGCCTCGACCTCGTCCACGAGCTGGTGCTGGGGGTCGTTCGTCTCCATCACTGGAAAGCTCGGTCTCGTCGGCGACGGATCGAACATCCGGTCCATTACTCTCAGAGTCACTGCTGCTTTTATCTTCAACTATGAATCCAGCGAGGTTCCCCTCCTGATCAGCATCACTCTCACTTGAGATATCCTCCGTGTCATAGGATACCTCAGATGAAACGCTACCAGACTCGTTAGAATCATAGTCGTCATCGGCGTAATCATCCTCGCACACCTCCTGGGGTGTGTAACGCTCTGGAGCCTTGACGGTGCGACCGGAACGCGTACGGGTCGCTGGCTTACTACTGACCGTGACTTCTGGGGTCTGGGAAGTGTCCGCTGATGGCTTGTCCTGTCCGGTTGACATCAGGCTCTGTATCCTCAGGGGCTAAATCGTTTAAGTACTTTGGAAAGAAATACAACCCATTCTTTTGTGCGATTTCGAACAAAGTCGTTTCACCTTCGACACCCATCTGAACGGCGATGGATTCGAGCGTCTGCTGGTGTTCGTGGTCATCTGCGCGTCTGATGAACAGAGCGAGGTTACGAACATCCTCAATCGCTTGGTAAAGTCCCCCAGCTCTTTGATCGAGACTTGCCTTTTGGTTTTCGAAAACTGATAGATGACTTTGAAGAAGATCCCATGTTTGAGGGTCGAGACCCGAGTACGGGTGCACCTCTCGGAGGAACCGATTCTTCTTACCACCAAAAGTCGGGAACAAGATCACGAATAGGCACAAAAGTAGAATTATCCACAGCAACATTGCTGCGTAATTCCTCTACTATACTCGGAGAAAGATTATGTTCCCGTCCGACAAAACGTAATATCTCTTTTTTTGTTCCAAACTTTGAGTTGTACTTTTTCAATCTATTCTTTTCGGCTGATATCATATTGCATTCATCGTCGTGACACAGCTGACATATACGTCCTTGATAAATACCGAACCATACATGGTTCGACTTGTGTTCACCCTGGATCCGTTCACAGTACTTGGAGTCGGTCTGGACGATAATTTTGTCAACTCCTTTTCGCATGACACGCCGAACATTTGCAAGTTCCTGTCCTTTCATGTTTCTGCGTATAAAACGTTCTAGAGGTGCGCATGTGATTTCGACATTCACAGACTCGTTTGAAACCTCGTTCGTTCGAACTGCAAAGAGTTTGAGCGTTTCGGCTGAAGGCATTGCATCAAACACGTTCCCGTCGAGGTCACGCCACGGAACGTACGGTCCAGAATCCACAGACCCACGATCTCGTTTGTGCGACCAGAGCATTCGGAGTCCCGAGCCACCGTAGACGCTCGCGTCGATACGTTGACTCCATTCCGGGTCGTCTGGAAGTTCGAGCAGAATACGAGTTCGTAAAGCGAGCGATTCAGACTTTGTCACGAAAACATCCGGCCAGTGGATGTGAACACCCGTTTTGACCTGGTTGTCCACATCACGCGGTTCAGCGCGTGCAATGACACATCGACCCTTTTGGACGACGGAGTGCATCACCTCGACGAGATTGAGTATGACGTCATCTGGGAGCGCCTCTGGACCCTTGTAATCGAGATCGACAAAAAACTTGAACACGTCAGTCTTTTGCTCCACCACGTACAGTTTCTTACCGAGACGTACTGCATGTACACAATCCACGTAAAATTCGTCAAGTTGTTCAAACGGAACTTGAAGGATTCCACCATCCATGAGGACGTGTGTCCCCGGACCCTTGTCTGTGAGCCATTTCTCCATACTACGATATACCATTCATTCTTTTAGTCTGTGAGTCCGAAGGACTTGTGCGCCGCTGCGCGACGAAGGAGGCGTGCTTTGCACCCCTCCGCCTATTTTTAGTCTGTATCCGAGTCGTGCGTCAAGCGGCTCCAAAAGTCTTTGATTTTCATGACGACGATGGGCTCCTCCTCTGTCGAAGAAAGCTCTGCTTTCTTCTCCTCCTCAACAACGGGCGGAGAAGGAGGCTCCGCCTCCTTCGACGGAGACTCCGCCTCCTTCGACGGAGACTCCTTCTTCAACTCCTCCTTTTTGATTTCATAGATGATATCGACGAGAGACATTGTCTTTGCCATCTCGTCGGCGTCACCGTATCCTCGCGCCTGGATGAGCATCTCTGCAAACATACGCTTTGACTTTGTCATGTTCTGATGAATGTCAATATTTTCACACGTGTATTCTGACGCTGAAAGGCACTGACCTTTCAACTCCTGAAATAAAAGTTTGTACGTTGGGTCGAGGAAAGAGCCGTGTGAAAATCCGGGTTTGTGATGACATGTGTGCGTATCATGTCCCAGAGGTTGTCACGGGCTGTGATTCCTTCGAGCGTGTCAAATTCCACCTTGTCGTTTTCGTCATAGTTTTTGCGAAAATACGTTTGGCGATTCTCCATCTTGGATTTCTCCTCGTTGAATCGCCGAACGATGTACGTGTGTTCATTAGCCGTCATGGGCAAATCGATTACGTAGACGTGGTAGATGCTGGTGACGTCATCCTCGATGTCAGCTTCAGAATCTCCTGGACCTTTGTACTTGGTTGCAAATTGGAAATAGGAGTATGCACCTCGTTTCAGGTTGATCGTACCTCGAGTCTCCTCCTCGAGTTCCCGAACGGCACATCGTAGGGGGTTGATCACCTCACGGCGTCGACACCCGCCTGTGACGAACGTCCACTCCTGGTACCGGCGATCGTGAACAATAAGCATATACTGCTTATTATTGATCGTCGTCACCGGAATCGCTATACTTTTGTGCCTCTCCCGACATGGCTGGTCTTGTGGGGAAGTCATTCCCTCCTACTGAATCGCTCGTAAAAAAATTCATCAGCTTTCCCCCACCTCGTGATGGTTCGTATGTGATCAAAAACAAGAGTCCGAGCATGAGAAGCCACTTCCAGATTTGCATCTCTAGTCTAGGTGAACTTAATTTACAGGCTGAACGAGCGGAGTACCAGTCTCAGCCTTGGCACTGAACGAGTGTGCAAACGGATTGCTCTTGAGCACGTTGTTTGCCAAGTTGAGGCGGTCCGAACGAGGATCCTTCTGACCCTTGAACACGTTGAGGCGATCATACTGGTTTGGAAGATAGCGAGAACCACGGCTTGCGTCAGCTGGACGAACTGGGAGCGCACCCGCCTCGAGACGCGTGTTTGTGTTGGCACCGACGGCACCCACGGGGTCGGCGCGAACGTTCATGCGCCCGCCGTTACCGGGACGGTCGGGGTTGACACGATTGTTTGACCAGCGCATCGGGTCGTTGTAAGCAGTGTTGTACGCCTCTGCGACCATATACTGCCCTGGACCAAGTTCCAGGCCATCCTGACGAGAACCAGTCTCCTGGCGGTTCGTCGTCCGGCGTGTCTTCTGAAAATCCGGGCGACCTTCCGGTGCTGTGATGGCACCACCCTGTCCTTGACCACGTGTCTGCATAGGCTGATAGTTCGCAGTCGTCTTGGACAGCTTGGCAGGGTGAGAAATGGCACCCAGCGTCGTTCCACCGTTCTTCACGTTAGGATTGGCTGGACCGCCCCATGTACCTGAAAGAGTCGTCAGACGCTCCTCGTTCATGTTGTTTGGCAGAATGCGGAAAAACTGCTGGAAACCACCTGACGCTGGTGTGTCCGGTGACAGACCGAGACCGCGTCCGACGTATTTCTTGTCTGCAGGTGTTACATTGTTCATCTTGTTGGTGACTGGCTCACGGCTTCCATCCGTCTGGTACACGGGCTGACCAAACGGGAAACGAGTTCCACTTGGAGTAACGTCCGAGAAGCTTGGTGCAATCTCCTTTGGTGGAAGACGGAACCCGCCTGAAAACCCACGACCCGTATTTGGCTCGAGATTCAGTGGATCGATCTGGGGATCCTGCTGAGCAAACTTGTACTGCACGAGATCAAACTTGGTAATTTGTTCTGGTGGTGAAGGCATCACCGCCTGCTCCTCCTTGACGTCGCTGAGTTTCTTTCCGGCAAAAACCAGACCGACAACGGCGGCAAGACTGAAGGGGTCCATCTATTAGTTAGATGCTATTTTTTATCGGACGGGGGCTCCGTCTACTTGTCTGTGGGGTAGCGCTTCGCGTAGGACATGGACTGGTACATCGCGTACGTGCTTGTCGGGTCCCATGACATGAACTTGTTCACTGGCTTGTCAATGTAGAGTTCTGGAAAGTCGTACGGCTTGTCGGCGTAGTACTTGTTGTTACGGGAAGTCGTCTGTGAACGCAGAGCGTCACCCGTCATGACGATAACTTCGTAGTTGGTGTTTTTGGGTCCAAAGTACATTCCATCCTCAACCATGAGGAGTCCGGGCTGAAGCACACTGCTCGGCATTATTACTTGTAGGTGAGATTATTTATTAGTCCCGAGTCCGTCGTGAGGACGGTGGGGGCACTCGTGCCTGGACCTTACCGACCGTTACCACCACGGAGCTGAACACGTTCTGGTCCACGAGCATATGGACCGTCGGGGTTGCATGATGCTGGGTCATCGCGGCACATGGGGGCGAACGGCTTTCCGAACGCAGCGTTGGTGAAAGCCGCCTGATCGTTTGGCCAGCTCGTCACTGCCGTAGTATAGAAATTGCGCTCGGCGTCGCGTTTACGCTCGAACGGGTGGATAGCTTTCCACTCGTTCTGGACCTCCTCCTTCATGGTCGGATACCACGGAGCCTGCTGCGCGTAGCTCGGATCATCACCAAGCATGTAATTTGCCATCGGGTTGTCGCGCGTCGGCATGCGCAGACCACTCATCACCTTTGGACCCGTTGAGACTGCACGGGTACCGTCTGGAATCATGTTCATACCGTACAGTACATAAAGAGCGGCAATGACTAGGGCACCGAGTGCAACGATGCGAGCATCGCGGCGAATCAGGTACGTGAGCACGACGGCATACACGATGAAACGAGTCGTTGCGAGAACTCGCTGTTCCGCCGTCTGACGACCAGTGGGCCAAAAATCCAGCAGTTGATCTTTTGCAACAAGTTCACGCAGGTCAATCGTCATCTTCTATTTTACGTGGAGATTTTGTTTGAGGTGGACTTCAAATCAGAGGACCACCCTTACCACCCTTGAGCAGAGAAGACATCAGACCATTCATGCTGTTCATCAGAGCCGCCTCGTCGATGGTACCGTCGGGGCCGGTTGCCGTATCCTGGAGCTGGCTGGCACACTTCTGCGCCACAGACTCGATCATGTTCAGCGTCTCGGCTGGGAGAGCGGTAATGGTCGTACCCAGAATGTACAGCGTCTGAAGGTACTGCCAGATGGCATTCTTCGTCGTCTCGGACAGTTCGGAGTTCCACAGACGAGGAATGTCCAGGTCGTTCAGAAAAGGCACCTCTGCCGCGTGCGTCTGGAAAAACTCCTCATCCTTCTGCA